CATGGATGAGATGATCTGGGCAATGGAACAGTTGAACACTGACTGGGAATCACAGTATTGGACTGGTGAGTTTGATATGCAGTGGAAAGAACCAGACGAAAACGGTATGAGTGAGATGTATGAAGGGCCAAATCATACCGCAGAATGCGACTGGGAAGGTCGCAGTAAGCATGATGAACGCATTGATAACGGACTGCGTTTGTTTGGCACATACTTCCGTGGACTATGGGATTGATTATGAAGAATGAAAACACAATAGAGATGACAGAAGATTACAAATGGCCAGAGTATTCAGAATGGCAATGTCAACTATTCGGTTCTGGTATTAATGGAATTGTTTTTAGACCACATAAAGGACATCATCCTAACTGGTTCTGGCGCAAGATGCAATACCTTTGCTTTGGTAACAAGTGGGAAAAGAAGGAAAAGTGATAACTTATAGCACCAACTGGATGGGACCAGTAACCAATGTTTGGTATGAAGAGCGTGGTCTTGATCCAACTGGTGATCGTTGCTGTGCTGGTCGCATCGACATTCGTGGTGTTCCTGATGAACCATACGGTCTAGAGTATAGACTTGCGCCTATGCATGCTGAAGACTGGAATGATCTAAGTGGTTGGTTAGATGATTTTGAAACACACGATCTTTGGTCATACGAAGATTTGATTGCTCAGTATGAAGAAGAAAGAGGCACCAAGATTCGATGGATAGACTAAAGCAAACACTCGCATATTTTCTGTACTATACAGGTCATTGGGTTTCGTTTCCAATGAGCAAGTTTGATCTTGGTTGGTTGTATCCGTTCTACAATTGGTGTATGATTAAGTCTGGTGACTTTGATGTGAAGGAAAGAATATGGACAACCCAGCAAAAGGCACACGAGGATTCCTGATTCGCACATTCAACGGATACAATGTTTTCCGTGTGTATGAGAAGGATGGGTCGTTCAAAGACTACAACATCTATCACGATGATCTAGAGATTACCATTGAGGATGACTTCGCTACACTATATGGTGATAAAGAAACTTTAGACTACAGTCCAGAAGTGCTTGGTAAGCATTGTGATCACGAATACGATCACAACGGCGAATGCCTAAAGTGCGACGAATCTATCTTGGATCATGTATGATCAGAACAATCTATAAGTGGTTGCGTTATTCAGGGATTTGGGTTACAATAGTTGTAAATCCTTTCCACTGGCGTTTCTCATGGGAAGTCATTAGAGAGGATGAATTGAATCCCATGATGAATCGAATGTTGTTCCAGTTATTCTTTATCAACATTCGTATTGTACTTGATAATGGTGATTGGTAGTCTGTCTAAATAATCCGTGTCTTTCTTGGAGTAATCTACATGGAACTTATTGAAATTGGTGGTCGCACTTGGCAAAAGTACAAGGGCGATGAAGGTCAAGACGTTTACATTGCACAGTTTGTTATTGATCAAGACGAACTGTTAGGCAAGTATGTTGACGAATCTTTTTATGATATTCTCATTGACAACGATGCGGATTTTTATTTGCCTCCGACCTGCGATATGACGGACTCGGCAGTCTGTGATAATCAATGCATTAATTGCATGTCTGAGTCTGAGGTTGCGTTCAAGTTTCGCAAAGGTGTGTTCACTGAAGATGAACAGCGTGGCGCTATGGAAGGTCTATGGGAAGCAGCGGTAGAGTCTAACAATCGTGGTATGGCTGCTGGTCCACGCTCAGAACAAAACAACAAGCGTGATTGGGTAACACCATATCAGTTAGATGTGCTCGAATACTTTGAAGATGGTCAACCACGTGATATTACTGGCGGTGATCCACTCGCAGACATTGCGAAGAAGCATGAAACTGCTAAGTATGAAACACGTGGCGAAGTATGGTTGCGTTCTAAGATCGAAGTAGAGTTCGGAACTTACACCAACTTCTTCCCTCTCGCCATTGAAAAGATGCTGGCAATGGATGTATCTGAAGCAGTCAAGTATGCTAAGATGATTCGTACCAAGTTTATTTCTGGTACATCTTATGCTTCACCGCTTTGGTCAGGTATCGCTGGTTTCTACGGTCGTTATCCTCGTATTCCTTATGGTCGTGCTACATCGTACACCGAAAAGAATATGGAGAAGTTTGCGAAGTCTTATCCGTTTGCTCGTAAGTTGGAAGCTGAGTTTAAGCGTTTGCTGCCGCAGCGTCATGCTAAGCAACAAGCATTCGCTGATCGTTTGGATAAGAAGTTTCTCATTGGCGAGGATACAACCTTTACTACCATTACAGTGAATACAACTACCAAAGATCGCAACGCTCGTATGGCTTGCCATCGTGATGCTGGTTCGCTGAATCCTGGCTTTTCTAATCTCACCGTTGTTACACGTGATGGTATGGATTGGAAGGGTGGTTATCTTGTAGCACCTGAAGTTCGTGTTGCTGTGAATGTACGTCCTGGTGATTTGCTTTTGATTGATAATATGAGAGTGATTCACGGCAACACACCAATTCTGCCACCAGACTCAGGCGAAGATAAGATGCTTCGTATGTCACTGGTGTATTACTTCCGTGAAGATATGGATGGTCTTGGTTCTTGGGATTATGAAATGACTCGTCGTCAGTTCGTTGATGATCGCCGACTAAACAAAGAGCATCCGTTGTGGAAGGAATACTGGAATGGTGTGTCCCCTGGTATGTGGTCTGAGCAAGAATGGTATGACTACTTGACTTCTAAGATGGGAGAGGATACACTTAGACAATACCATCCAGAAGCATTGGAAGTTAAATCTACACTTGAAGGGTTCTTTTCATAATGAAGATACTTGTACCAGTACACCAGTTCAGCAACTTTGGCGGAATTATTAATCACACTGAGCAGTTGATCGCAGGTCTTAAGGATCTAGGTCATGAGGTGACATTCGCTTTCCTCAAACCAACTGCGCAGAAACCTAAAAAGGTTGAGATTCCTACGGATCTTGAAGATGGTTATGAGTTGGGTGCTGGTACAAGATTGCCTGTTCATCAGGGCAAGGGTTGGATCACTGACTATTATTCGTTCCTTAACAAAGAAAGCATCGCTGACTTTGTTAAGATGGCAAACGATCATGATCTGATCATCTGGGAATCTATCTTTGGCTTCAAGAACAAAAGCAGCGAAAGCAACACTGACTGGTTGCCAATGATCGAAGATGTGACTGTTAAACAAGTCATGATCGTGCATGACGGCAATCTACGCAAACTCTATCCATGGGTGTATCGTTTCAAAGATAAACTCGCAGGTGTAGCATGCGTACACGTGAGTGCGTTCGACTCAGCAGCAGTTATGGATATGCCACGTGCTATGATTCTTAATCCTCAAGAGATCGGTGAAGCACCAGAGATCAACTTCGAGAATCGCAAGCGTCAAATCCTATCACCGCAAACCTTCAAGCGTTGGAAGCGTGTAGATAATCTGGTAGCAGCTGTTCCTTATCTCAATGATTGTAAAGTAATCGTCGCTGGAGACGGCATTGAGAGGAACTACATGACCTCCGTCGACAAATGTAAGCCAGAGTATTACTGTACAAAGGAAACCGATCCAGATGCGTCTACAGAGCGTCTGGGGAAGAGAATATGGGATAATGCGACTGATGCTGGTATGGATTACATTGGATTCATTACAGAAACCAAGCGTGACGAAATTTTGCGTGAGTCATTGTTCCTGATCGATCCTTCATGGTCTAAGACATATGGCGAACACTTTAATCGTACAGTCGTAGATGCGATGAAGACTGGTACAGTGCCAATCGCTGTTAATCTTGGTATCGCTCCAAACGAAGATGGTTATGGTTCACTGTTTAAACCAAACGAAAACTATCTGATGTTGAAGTATGACTACACGCCAAAGCAGTACGGCAGCATGATCAATAAGTTTTTGGACATTCCGAAGGAAGTATATGAGAAGATTGCTCGTAACAACTTCGAGTTGATCAAGAAGTTTGATCGCAAGGTCGTAGCGCAGGACTATATTGATCTGGCAGAGGGCAAAGACGCTGGTGTATATGGTACTGTGACGGCACGTTTTGCTGATCCAGCGTTTGAAAGAGCGGCAGAAGAGATGTGGGTGGCTCATTTTGATCCCCCACCAGTCGCTACACTTGAGGATTTTTTCGGCTAAGTCATTGATTTTAAAGGGTTTTCAAAAAAAGTTGAAAATTTTTTAAAAAAACGCTTGACAACTGGGCGAGGTTCGGTTATACTGATCCTATCAGTTGTGGTAACTGGTACAGTCCGCTTGAGGACTGGTTGATTTTAATTAAAGTCGGTTTGACGACTTGCCTAATCTTTAAACTAGGAGTTTATCATGAATTACGAAATTCAATTCGCATCCGTTCGCAATGTAGTTATGGACACCCACGCAGGTGTCATCAATCCTGATCCTATCGGTCAGCGTCCTCCTGTACAATCTGGTCCAAGTAAAGCACAGGGCATCATTGATTCTCTGCTTCGTGGTTTCTCTGTTGGTACGATCACCGTGCGTAACATTGAAAACGACGAGAAGAATCAGGAGATCTATCCTGGCGTCAAGTGGTTGGTACTTGATGGTGGTAATCGTATCCGTGCAATGCGTGACTTCCAGGCTGGTCGTTTCGCTGTCAACGGCAAGAACTATCGCCAGCTTAGTGAGGAAGAAAAGGTTGCACTTGAAGAAACTGAGTTGTCATTCTCAGTCTATACTTGTAACGATGTACAAGCAACCGAGATCTTTCGTCGTCTAAACACCGTAACGCCTGTGAATCAGATCGAGATGATTATGGCTAACGATGTTTCTAAGACTGCACGTGCTATTCGTGAGCGTGTTAAGTCTTACAAAGAGTATGACTACAATGACATTCATCCGATCTTTGAGATTCAAACCAAGAAAGATGGATCAATGAAGCCAATGCACTGGAACACCGACATCAACCCACGTCGCAAGTGGGACGAGTATGTTGGTATCGCCTTCGTCAAAACTCTCGGTAAAGGTAATGTAGATGCAGGTCTTCAAGCAATTGAGAATCTGGTTGAAACTGACCAACCAGAGATCAGCAAGGAAACTTGTAAGACCGTTGACAACTTCCTAACTGATGCACTTGAAACTGTAAAGGCGATGGGTTCTACTAAGAAACTCAATGCTGATGTGTTTGCAGCGTTTCAAGCAGTCTGGTTTGAGTTGTATGAACGCAACAAGGTGTTTTCTATCACCGACCACGATATCTTCGCTGAGCAGTTCTTTATGGCTCACACCGAACTAACTGGTTTGGATAAAAACAAGTATGATACTGAAGTTCGTCATTTTACAACTGGTGATCGCAATACGCTGAAATCCAAGACCGAGATTGTAAAGAAGTTCGCTCGTACCGCTATCAAGAACTTCGCCAATCCAGCAGAGCAGCATGAGGTTGCTAAGTTGTATCTCAATAACATGGACATTGAAGATTGCGTGATGTATCGTGATGAGCGTCGCACAATCAGCAAAGATCAGAAGTTTGAGATGCTGGCGAAGCAGGGTTTCCGTTGCGCTATTGACGGTGAACCGCTCAGTATTGACGACGCTATCTTCGGTCACGATACAGCGTGGGCGCATGGTGGGCAGATTGAGGACGGTGCGATTATTCGTAAGACTCATAATGTCAACATGGGTACGACCACTCTGGATGAGTACCGCTACATCCTTCAAATGCGCAAGGAAGCAGCTGCCTGATTTTGATTCCCGTGCGGGAATAAAACCGACGAAAATGCCCCGAAAGGGGCATTTTTTTACCGATCGGGAATGAAATTTAAGAATGTTGCGTAAGTTATTGATTTCTGGTCATAAACTGCACTTATGTCCTCATAAAGAATCCGAATTTTACTTTTGCCTCCCAATGCGATATGATACGTGTATTGAATGGAGAGAACGATGATTGCAAGTAAAGATATTCTGGCTCGCCTGTTGGCAACCGAAAACCTGACGGTCGTACATGATAACGTGCGCACCGCATCCTTTAATGTTAAGGATCGTATTCTGACGCTGCCTCAGTGGAATGATATGGAGTCCTACACCTATGACCATCTTGTGGGTCACGAAGTTGGTCACGCACTCTATACTCCGATGGAAGGGTGGCACGAATCAGTAAGCACCAAGGGTGCTGGCTACAAGTCCTTCCTTAATGTAATTGAGGACGCTCGTATCGAGCGTATGATTCAGACACGCTATCCTGGTCTGCGTCGTGAGTTCGTCAAGTCCTACAAGAAAATGCTTGCCGAAGGTTTCTTCGGTGACGATCTTGACGCCATCAACAAGTATCCTCTGATCGACCGCATCAATGTGTACTTCAAGTGTGGTGCGTCATCAGGTGTTAAGTTGACCGCTGACGAAATGAAGTGGGTTCGTGAGATCGAAGCAGCGCAGACCTGGGAACAGGTCGTTGATATTGCCGACCGTATGTACGGTGCTGCTAAAGAGCAGATGCAAGCAGAACAGGCAGAACAAGCTGCCGCTGCCGCCGAGGAAGGTGACGAGATCGATCCAGACAGCGACTTCGTTGACGATGGTGACTTTGACGAGGAAGGTGAGGATGATGGCGATAATGAAGGTTCAGAGGACGAGGAGTCTGAGAACGAACAGGAAGTTGATCGAGAAGAACCGAAGTCCAAAGCGGACGAACCATCCTCAGCAACTGACGAAGCGTTGCGTGACAATATCTCCAGTCAGTATGACATGGATCCTTCTATTGAGTTGACCAATGTTTATCTCAACGAATCGCTCAATGTTAAGAACTATATCGTTGACTACAAAGAGATTCTGACTCGCACCTCTGACTTGACGAAAGTTTGGCTCAACCACATTCCTTGGGGCAATCCTGTTTCGCCGCACGAACAGGAAGTTGACAAGTTGTACACCGAGTTCATGGCAAACAACAAAAAGACCATCAACTATCTGGTCAAGGAATTCGAAATGAAAAAGTCTGCCGCCAACTATGCTCGTGCGTTTGTCAGCAAGACTGGCGTGATCGATCCTGTGCTGATGAATTCATACAAGTACAACGACGATATTTTCCGCAAAGCAACGATCGTACCAGACGGCAAGAACCACGGCATGATCATGTATCTGGACTGGTCTGGTTCAATGCACCGTGACATGTTCAACACGATTGAGCAGACGCTGAATCTGGTGTACTTCTGCCGTCAGGTCAACATTCCGTTCCGTGTGTATGCATTTACCAATAAGTGGGAATTGGCTGGTACGGAAGGAATTGAAGACCGCATCAAATATATTGATCTGTTGAACAGCACTCCTACTGGTCACATGCTTCCTGAAGAAAACTATCGTCTGCTTGAGTTCTTCAACAATAAGATGAACAAAATGCAGTTCGCTCGCATGACCAAAGTATTGCTTGGTTTGGGTAAGCACATCTCTGGTGCGCATACTCCGTTCCGTCTTGGCGGCACTCCGCTGGACAACACGGTTGCGATTGCGCCGAAGGTGTATGATCTGTTTCAGAAGATCAACAAGGTTGATGTTGTTAACACCGTGTTCCTGACCGACGGTGATTCGCACTCAATGACTTTTGTAAATGAGCGTATGTATGGCGACGGAAGTTCTCACAAGTATCTTGCTGAGATCACCGACGTGACTGGTTGGAATTGGAGAAACGAAACTCGAAAGATTTTGAATATCAATGACACAGTTGCAAAGAAAAAGTATCGTGTAACTGGCGAAACCAAAACCAAAGTTCTTTTGAAGAATTATGCGTTCCGCACTGGTTCTAATGTTATTGGTTATCGTATTATGTCTGGCAATAAGTTTAATGCCGTTCGTGATTTTGAGAACTTTGGATTTGATTGGAGTAAATCAAATGAATTATGGGACGATTTAAAGAAAGAAAAATATATTAATATCCCAGGCGTGGGTTATTCTAAATTCTTTATTCTCAAAGGCGGAAAAGATTTAGAAACTTCCAATGGGCATTTTGAAGTTTCTCAGGATGCGAAGAAAGGTCAAATCCTTACTGCCTTCAAAAAGGCGAATAAAGGTAAATTGGTTTCTCGCTCTCTGTTAAATGAATTTATTAAAGAGGTGGCATAATGATTAAATCTATTTTAATTATTATGACAGTATTATTATTGTTGACAATTTATACTTATTTTGAACAGTATCATTGGTGCAGTTTATGCCCATAAGTGGGGTTTATGGGGGCATAAAAAATTCCAATTTTACAATTGCCCCAGGATCGGATATAATTAGTCTATTGGTTGAGTGAATAACGAGAGAGGTCTATATTATGAACCAAGAACAGAAGTCGCTGCGTGACGCAGCAATTGCCAAGTTTGGCGATACCGCTACCAAAGCGGAAATTGAACAGCTCGCTGAAGAAATGGGATCCAAGTATCCTCACTTCATGCTCAAGTCCGACTATCGGATCAAGCGTGGTCTGTACAGCCTGAATGCTCAGGTGACTCCTATCACTGCAGCTCGTCCTGCAGCGTCCCCTGCCCCTGCGCAGAAGCATGACTTTGTCATGGACTCAGCTGGTTTCAGCGAGAATTTGATTCCGTCCAAGGATCCCCTGTACGTCCCCTTCGGGAATGCTAAGATGATCCGTGACGTGCTCAAGAGCAATATGTTTTATCCGCTCTTTATTACTGGTCTTTCTGGTAACGGCAAGACCTTCGGCGTGGAGCAGGCTTGTGCCGAGACCAAGCGTGAGGTGATCCGTGTCAACTTCACCGTCGAGACCGACGAGGATGACCTGATCGGTGGCTTCCGTTTGGTTGACGGCGAGACCAAGTTCTTCCATGGTCCAGCGATCAAAGCAATGCAGCGTGGTGCTGTTCTGCTCCTCGACGAAATTGACCTTGGCAATCCTGCGAAGATCATGTGCCTGCAGTCCATCTTGGAAGGCAAAGGATACTTCATCAAGAAGACTGGCGAATTCGTTGCTCCTGCTGCTGGGTTCACTGTGGTCGCAACTGCGAACACGAAGGGCAAAGGATCTGACGACGGTCGCTTTATCGGCACCAACGTCCTCAACGAAGCGTTCCTTGAGCGTTTCCCGATTACCGTTGAGCAGGAATATCCTACTGCGGCGATTGAGAAGAAGATTCTTGCTCGTGTGTTCGAGTCGGTCAATGTCAAAGACGATGAGTTTGTTGAGAAGTTGGTTGACTGGGCGGATATTATTCGCAAGACATTCTTCGACGGTGGCGTTGATGAGATTATCTCAACTCGCCGACTGGTTCATATCGCTCGTGCGTATGCAATCTTCAATGATCGCATGCAGGCAATCACGATGTGTACCAATCGTTTCGACGAAGATACCAAGCAGTCCTTCGCTGATCTCTACACCAAGATTGATGCTGGTGTAGCGGTGGAGGAAACTCCTAATGTTGAATCTGATACTGCAGAGGTACCATTCTAATGGCAAAGGCAAGAAAGAGTTATGAGATTGAGTTGGATGCATTTCTCCAACCAGAAGGAATCAACTGCGTGTTGTGGGAAGGCGATAACGATGAACCGACCATCGAGTTTGTTGCTGAATGGGTTGAGTTGATCAAGGGTGTATTTGAACCGCATCAGGTTGTTGGTCGGGATAAGTGGTTGAGCAAGTTCGACAACCTGCCATATCAGGTTGACTCTGTAGCGGAAATCGGTTATATTATATCTGCGCTCCGAGACACAGCGAATATGATTGAGCACGAACTGCATCAGCATAAGATCTTTGATCGTGAGCGTTGGGTTGAGGAGACTGATATGGATCCTACTCGTGCGCATGAATACACCGAGGATTTAGTGTAATGGGAATGTTTGATTATATCACCTATGGCGGCAAAGAGTATCAGACCAAAGATACTCCAACGCAAATGCTCGATAATTATGAGATTCGTGGTGATGAACTTTGGTACAAAGATACTCAGTATGAGTGGACTGAAGAAGAAGATTCCATCTTTGGTGGTTATCTAAAAGAAGTATCCCACGAATGGAAGTTTCTATCTGACTTCGATGGTGTGATCAAATTCTACAAGTATGAACGAAACGCTGAAGGCAAGTATTACTGCGAAGCAGAATACAAAGCAGTGTTTGCTGATGGCAAGATGGTAAAGATTGCTGAGGTGAAGGACAAGAACACATGACAGAGTTACAGCAATGTGTCCGTGAGTTCTTTGATATGTTGGATTATCAAGAAGAGAGTGACGAGGGTAGATTGTTTCATCCAATCACGATCAACTGCTCTCGTGCTATGATGATTGAGCCAATGAACAAACTACTGGATCGTATGAAGGAATTATCCAATGAACATTAAACACTATCCAATCTTTGACCGTGATCTAATCATTGATCACTACTCAAAGAAAGACGGTGTTGAGATCAAGTATGTCTGCACCTCTGCTCTTGGATACGAATCATCTGCGATGGACATCTTCTATCGTGAGACTCCGCATCCTGAGTTTGGTAATCGTTACTTTGGTATCTTCCCAAAGGGCGATCGCAGTGGCAAAAATGCACCGATGACGATGATCACCAATGCTGATTTGATTGAGGGTCAGACCTTTGCGATGATTGAAGATCCGTATGGCAATCTGATCTACTCGCAGCATCGCCATGACTTGCGAATTGGTAAGGACATGCATTTTATTGATGGTGGTCGTGCGTATGTTCGTCATGGCGGCGAATTGCCATATAAGGTTTTTGTGTATAAAGTAAAGAATGGAGAACTTGTTCATGAGTGATGCATACAAATATGGGACAATCAAGTTGTCCTACGAATACTTGGGTGACGAATATGGCAGCAGTCATCCGCACAAGGTTGAAATGGTTATGAGTAATGATGTCAGCCAAGAAGAACTGCTTGAGCGATTCGAAGGGTTTATGAAAGCAATTGGATATTATTTCAATCCAGGTGAGCGTCTGGGTGTTGTTCCTGATGATATGCCAGAACCAGATGAGTGGATGGCAGATGCATATCAAACCTGGGACAATGCCTTTAAGAACAAGCAAGAGCAGATGGGTGATACAATCGCAAAAGAATATGAGAAAAATGTTCTTCCATAATTGACTAAATATGGCATTGATTATATAATAACATTTGAACTATAACATGGAGAAATTATGGAACTTCAGATTGATTTGAGCGAACTTCGCAAGCGTAAGATTTTTGTTGCTACACCAATGTATGGTGGTAACTGCCACGGTATGTACACCAAGTCCACTGCTGATCTCGCCAAGCTGGGTCAAGCATACGGCATTGACATCAAATTCTTTTATCTGTTCAATGAGTCGCTGATCACTCGTGCTCGCAACTATTGCGTGGATGAGTTTATGCGTTCTGACTACACGCACCTGATGTTCATTGACTCGGACATTGGCTTTGATCCAAACGATGTACTGACACTTGCTGCTCTGATGGATCCAGATGATCCTGAAAATGACAAGCATATTATGTGTGGTCCATATCCTAAAAAAACTATCGCTTGGGAAAAGATTAAGGTAGCAGTTGATAAGGGTTTCGCTGATGAGAATCCAGGCGAACTTGAGCGTTTCGTTGGCGACTATGTGTTTAATCCAGCCGAAGGGCAGTCAGCAGTACGCATCGATGAACCAGTAAAGGTTCTTGAAGGCGGCACTGGTTTTATGATGGTGACCAAGAAGGCATTTGAGAAATTCCAAAAGGCATATCCTGACTACACCTATCTGCCTGACCATGTACGCACCAAGCACTTCGATGGTAGTCGTGAAATCTTTATGTATTTCCAGGCATTGATTGATGAGCGTTCACGTCGCTATCTTTCTGAAGACTATATGTTCTGTCAGTGGATGCGTGACGCTGGTGAAGCAACTTGGATGTGCCCATGGATGAAGCTGTTGCATACTGGCTCATATACCTTCGGTGGTTCGTTGGCTGATCTTGCTGCGCTCGGTGCTACCGCTACTGCCGATCCAGATTTGATTAAGCATATGAAGAAGTGAGGATAGATTATGCAGTTTAAGTACAACGAACCAGCTCTGGTTCAACAATTGATGGAATATATTGAGGACACTTATGGCGAGCATTATAGCCAGAACCAATTTCAAGCGACTGAGTTTATTATTGATTCTGGACATGGTCTTGGGTTCACTATTGGTAATATTCTAAAGTATGCTCAGCGATATGGTAAGAAAGGATCGCCTGATGAGTGGCGAAAGGACTTGACAAAGGTTCTCCACTATGGTATAATGGCTCTTTATATTCATGATCTTGAACACAAGAAGGAAGTAGATAATGAAAATCAGTGATAAGACGTTTGATATTTTGAAGAACTTTTCGACGATTAATCCGTCGATCTCAGTGAAGGCAGGTAATGTACTGCGCACTGTATCTGAGCAGAAGAATATTCTGGCTCAGGCTGTTGTTGATGAATCTTTCCCGCAGACCTTTGCGATCTATGAACTGAATCAGTTCCTCGGTCTTGCGAGTCTGTTTGAAGATGGTGAGTTTGACTTTGGTACTTCTTCTGTTACAATCAGCGAAGGCACTAACTCTTCACGCTACACCTACACTGATCCGTCAATGGTTACTCAGCCACCAGAAAAGAATCTGGAACTGCCGAGCAAGGAAGTATTGTTCCGTTTGTTCTATGCTGATCTGAAGAAGGTAGTGAATGCTGCTAATCAGCTGAGTCTGCCTGAAGTTGTGGTTCGTGGTAAGGATGGTCATGTACATCTGGTCGCTACCGATACTAAGAATCCAACCTCTAATGAGTTCTCTCATGATCTTCGTGCTAGCACAACATCAACCTATGACTTCGTGTTTAAGGTTGAGAATCTGAAGTTTATGGCTGAAGATTATGATGTAACAATCTCTCAGCGTGGTATCTCTCACTTCAAGGGCGACACCGTTGAGTACTGGGTTGCAACTGAAACTGGTTCTAAATATACCGCATAAATTTTAAGGAGTAAAACATGGTAGAAATTAATCTCAATCTTGTAAAGGCAATCGCCAATCTGATCGATGTATGCGCAAAGCGTGGTGCATTTGAGGGCAGCGAACTTGAAGTTATCGGTCAAATTCGCCGTGAACTGTTGACCGCTGCGCAGCCTGCTTTGGAAGAAGAGGCAAAGGCGAAGGAAGCCACTGATGGCGCACCGTTGGCTGACAAAGTTGTGAACTAATTGAGAAAAGTATATAATGAGCAATATTATTATTCCAAGTGATCCTAACTCTCAAAAGAAGATCCGTGATGCATTGCATCAAATCTCTGACTCGATGACTCGTATTGATGCAGAGAAGGATCATATTAAAGATATTCTTCAGCTTGTTGAAGATGAAACGGATGTACCAAAAAAGTATGTGAGTAAGATGGCAAGAATCTATCATAAGCAGAATCTTCAGCAAGTGAAGACTGAGAATGAAGATCTCGAGGCACTTTACGAAACAATCAATCCGTAGTATAATTGGGGGAGTTACGGCTCCCCCAATCTTTGTGAGGTTTATATAATGCGTGAAGAATTTTTGTTCGTGGAGAAGTATCGTCCACATACCATTGACGATACCATTCTCCCTGATGATCTAAAGAAAACATTTCAGACATTCGTTGACAATGGAAATATCCCTAATCTACTGCTCACTGGTTCTGCTGGAATCGGTAAGACAACTGTTGCTAAGGCGATGTTGGATCAG